TGAAAGCTACTGGTTTAGGATCACTGGGAACACGGATGTACTTTTGAGGGTGATCCGTTTCCCAATCATCTTTACAAACAATGAGTCCGTCCCAGCGCTTTTTAGCTGCTCCAGACTTCATTTTCTTGCCACAGCTATCGCAGATTAGGTACCATTGACCACGTTCATAGCTCATGGCTCATGTGCTTTCATATCACGAATGTCCGACTTAATTTCCTCAAACATACTACGAAGTTCTTGTTTGAATTCTTTGAAGTCGTCTCGGTGCAAATAATCCCTACGGATAATCTGGTTATCCAGTTGTAGAGCAGTGTATTTAATGTCCAGCGCCGCCATCTTTTTTTCCGTATCATCTAAGTTACGTTTAAAGAACCACAGCGCTAGACCCATTATGGTAAAGACTGCCCATTTTACAAGTTCGATTTCAGACATGGAATCTCTTACGTTTTGGTGCTTGTCCACGCATAGTGGTTCCAGCAGGGCTATAGGAAGTGGGCACTAGTTCTAAATAGTACGCAGGATAGTTAGAGTCTGTTGTAAAACTAACAGTACCTGCACCAGAGTTCCACGTTGATGAGATGAGTGTGCCAGTAACTGATGTAGCAAGCCCTGAGGCCGTTAAACCATATACTAGATATTCTGCTCCTAAGTCCACAACAACACTTACAGGATCAGGTACAATTAGTCGAGTATTAGCATCAGTGCCACCGCTATAGGTGTTTAAATCTCCACCGATAAAAGTGTTGAAGTTCGTGGGATATACTGCTGATCCAGCAACAGTCATGTCAGTTTGAAAAGTTGCACCGTGCAACACAAACAACACATCTCCTGCCGCAAGGGCACTATTAGAGTTTGTACGCATAGCACAAATACCGCGGAACGGGGCGCTAAGGCCAGAGATAGTGAACTGACCATTACCTACCGAACCATAAGTACCATTGTCTACTGTAACACAACAACCAATAATACCATCATGGTCCCATTTCATAATGGGGGAAGCGTAGCCAGCCCCACGGAAATGAGTTGTACCTGTCGCTGTTACTACGTCTACACCTGTAACTAAATCCGCCGTGGCAATAGAAGTATCTGTGCTATAGTCTGTAGCGGCGGCTGTGTATGTTGTAGATAATTGGCGCTTTAGCCAAGACCACACCGTATTAGCCACACCAGCATTAACCGCAACTTCTTGTCCAGTTTGTCGAATGTTAAACCCGTCTGAGACAATTCTTGCTGCCATTCCAGAATCTTGGACATTCATCGCAGACTCAGTAGTAATAGGGCCAACAAGACCCCATTCAAAAATCTTACCAGAGAATAGCCAAGACAGTCTACGTGAAGGCCACACAGCAGTGTAATGAGCACTACCACTAGTTGTATTACCAGCCGCACTAGAATAGAAACTGTTTTGCCAAATACAAAACTGAGTGAGTCCGTCTATGTCTTGTAACGCAGCCATTGTTGCGCGGATAGGCTCAGTTTCAAAATCATTGCGGTTTCTTGAATACTGACCTGGACCTTCTGTAATAACATAAGGTTGATTTGTAATACGTGGGCTCCATAACCCACCTGTACTCAAAACCGATGCCCAACCAGTCGTCCCATCTAAAATACTTTTACGAGAAGTGGTGTCGCTACCTGCTGCAATACCTTCTGAATCATAGCAATGTAAACTACCACAATCTTGGTAGTTACCTACACGGGGGTCCATATAGCGATTTTCTACATAGGTGTAGACAACGTTTGGCATGATAGATTTAATAAATGTCTCATAACGCTGTGCCGCAGCGACATCAGTATCCTTAATATAGTTGACCATATGAGCTTGAAACGTTGAGTTCCATAGCCCACCACTATTTAACACCCACTCTTCATACTTAGGGAAAGTAGCTTGGGGCCAAGTAACCCCATTTAGTGTGGCCCATGCTTGCCAATGAGCCTCTAATTCAGGTAACCACCAACCTGACCCACCATATAAACCAGCTCCCGATCCACCTGTAGAATTGACAATGAAGTCCATCATACAGTACCCAGAATAAGCTCCGCTAAATGGTGAGGTTACTGTACAAGCATTCCAAAAAGAGTTCTCATTGAACGCTTGTACAAAAGACAGCATTGGGTTATCTTTATAAGCAACACCTGTTGTAGTGTTCACACGATTCAACATGTAACTGATATGACGTTCATACATATCATTCCACGTATCAGACCACATCATACCATGATCAGCATACGCCCGACGATTGTCCGCTGAGCCGTTTGAAGTGTTTGGAGCAAGTCCCTCAATCATACGGGGCTTATCACCATGCTCAAAACTAAACCAGACACGAATACCGCGAGAGTTTAGGTCAGCAATAGTGCGGTCCATTTGCTCTAGAAAACCGCCAGTATCCTCATCATAATAATCGTTGATAGTAGCTGGTGCAGGAGATAATGAGGCTTGGTACGCCCACACTGCAATACCATCACTAATTGTAGCACCTGTGCCTGAAGGAATACTAGTGCCCGTGGTAGAGCCACTTACACGTTTGTAAACATTACCTGAAGCTGTGCAATACTCATTTGTGGAAATGCTAACATCCGCACGCCAAGGAAAGTAAAGAAAACAACCATTCTTTACCGAAGTGCGGGGCTTATTGTTCCACCCCATCATACGGACGTAGTTAATGCCTGGAGCAGCAGCGTGTTGACAGATTCCATCAACTTCAGCCGTAGTGTCCAGTCCGTTAGCAGTTTCAATAAAATGGTCACCAATTAATCGTAGACGTGTGCCATTTACTTCAAAGTGCCCGTCAGCATTAATGGTAACCCAATAAGGCGATGTGCCGGGCTGGGTCAGCGTTGCCGGCCCATGATCTGTGTATGGGCCAGGACGATAATCAATTAATTGGAGTCCCATCGTTACGCCTTAGGTGCAAGGTTAAGCTTCTTAACTTCTTTGTGAACAAGTTTTACCGTGGCGTCGTCAGGACCGATAGCAATTACAGCTAAAGTAAACATACTGCGACAGCCACTTACATTTAGTACAGAGACTAAAGTAAGACCACCATCCAAAATTTTATTCATTACGTCTTCAGCTTCATCAAACGTATTAACTTCTACTTGCAATACACGAGTCATGATATTTCCTTAACCTACGTAACGAATGCGAACGAGGCCGGGCGATCCAGCACCACCGTTAGCAGTGCCAGTGCCACCGGCTCCACCAGCACCAAAACCAGAAGCAGCACCTCCAGCACCAGTGTTGTTAGCAAGGCCACCAAGACCCCAGAAGCTAGAGGCACCATGCCCAGCACCTGGAACAGTACCAGCATTAGCAATAGCTGATCGAAATTGTGAGAATCCGCTTGGGCCTGTAGCACTACCACCGGCGTTACTAATAGCACCTCCAGCAGCACCGGAGTTTGCTGTGCTATTAAATCCACCGCCAGATACGCCACGAATACCAATAGCAGAGTTGCCGCCAGCACCGGCTCCACCAGTACCACCCGCCGCTTGCCCTTCACCACCTGAGCCACCAGACCCACCGTTAGTTACAGCACCAGCCGAGCCACCAAAACCCACAGTCATTGCCAGGATACCATCACCCGCAACACCGTAAGCGTCATCAAGACCGGAAATTGTAGTCTGTGTACCACCGCCACCTGATCCACCCGCAGTGCCAGCGGCACCTGCTGTACCACCAGTGCCACCAGCCGGGCACGTGATGACTAGAGATTGTCCAGGACGTACATACACTTCCTGATCTTTGATACACGCACCACCACCGCCACCACCACCGGCTCCGCCAGCGTTGTAGGCACCACCGCCGCCGCCGCCAGCACCACACATATCCACATAAATAGAGTAGACGCCTTGTGGCACTACCCAAGTCCAGGGACCAGTTGTGCTACCACCGCCATAATTGGTATCAAGTGTATCATTTAGATATACACCAGTACCACGCTCAAATGAAACAGTGTTGAGGCGACCACTTGAATATTTTACTGTAGTTACCATAATTATCTCGTTAAGGTTACTTTGCAAGTAGCATTACTAGTGCCGCTTGTTTGAGTTGCTTCAAGTTTGAAAAGGTTTGCACCCTCTACGTCTACCTGCATCATAAGCCATCCAGATGCGGGTAAAGTGACCGGACTCACACCCGAAGACTGCTTAAGTTTTAGAAGATAACCATCGTCCAACGACGTATAATCTCCAGCCGCTGCGTGAGTAGTGACATAAGTGTCGGCTGATTTATATTTGAAGGATAGAGCAAAAGCAGTTAACGCTGTAGATGGAGCATAAAAATAGATAGTTGCCTTTTTCCAGCCAGTTACATCTAAAGCAAACACTGTAGTCAAACTACCATTGGCAATACTGATACCAGCCGCATCTACTGCGGTTTGAAGTTCGTAAGAAACTTCTCCGCCAGTAACCCGTAAAGCACCCTCACTATCCACAGACAATGTTGCAAAATCACCATCAGCCGCGCCACCTGCGGAAGCCACATCACGTCTAACAGCTAAAGCAATGGTACCAGTGTCGGTACCGCTGCCCGCAGCACCTTCGGTATATTGTGTACCACCAGTGGTGGCTAAGTTGCCACTAGCATCGACACGGATAGGAATCCACTTCCCATCCTGTCCATTAAAAGATTCGGTAGTCTTACCGTGTATTGTTACATGTTGACCCATAATAATCTCCTAGATTGGCTTTCGCTTACAGGGTGTTAAAAAACTAAATATTACTAAAAAACCTTCTGGCTTGCGCTTCATGCTCAATCCAGCCGCGATTCGATGCCGTACACGTCAAACGTGGACGTGACAGAAGCAGCGCTCCACTGCTGGTACAGGTACAACTGCATCGCCGTGCAGCCGGTCGGGATCGTGAACTGGTACGGCGTCGAGAACACGGGCCGCACGCGCTTGGTGAAGTCCCACCGCTGCCCTGCATCGCCGCTGTTGGCGGTGTTGTTGGCCCTTAATCCCGGGATCGCCCCGCCCGTGAAGTTGAGCAGCATCACAGGGGTGCAGCCGAGATCGCCGCCGCTCACGCCGGTTACGTCAAACTCGACTTTGACCGTGATCTTGGTCGTGCCGGGGATGATGGTTTTGTAGCGCGTCCAGACCACGCCGCCCGCGTCGGTGACGGTATCGCCCACGCTGGAAGCCGCCGCCATTGCTGCCGGTGCCGATCCGCTGGACGTGCCCGCCGTGGTGCAGACCCAGTGGTCACCAAACGCCCCCAGCACGCGGGTTCCGAGCGTCTTCGCGCCCGTGCTCCACGCCGCAGTCAGAGATATGGCCGCCGTGTTCATGCCGTACCGCGCCGCCGCCGCGTTGCTGGTGCCCGTGAAGCGCACCAGCGTGCGGATGCTGTCCGTGCGCGCTACTTTGGTGGTGGATAGGCTGGTTGGTGATCCCGATGTGTAGCCGCTCCAGCCGTTCGGAAGGCCCGCCGTGTCGCCATGCAACGCGCCGTTGTAAAAGGCTTGGTGCGGTGAGTTTGTAGCCAGCACCGGCCGCGCCGGGATGTGCGCGAAGTTGGCTTGCGACATGCGCGCCGCCATCAGGAAACCGTAAGGGCTGGGGTGTGCGTAGACGCCGGCTTCGTTCAACAGCACCAACGTACTGCCCGCTCCAGTGGCTGGGTCGTACACCGCGCCGTGTACGTCGAATACCGGCCAGCCATACAACGATGCCTGAGACACGATCCAATCGCTGATTTGCAGCGCCATGCCGCGCTGCGAAACCGTCCACGCGCTGGCGCTGCCAGCCGTAGCGACAATGATCGACTTGCCGGCCGCCCGCAACGCCGTGAAAATCGTGTTCATGTTGGCGATGCTCCCGGCGTAGCTGCCGACGCCGGCCGGGTCGTTGTTCGGAAAGCCAACAAACACCGTCGAGGCCGACGACGCCAGCGCGCCCGGAAGTTGGTTTGTCACCCACGAGCCCGAATTTGTGCCGCCCACGGACCCGTCGTACACAAGATCCCACGGACGGCCCAAGATGGTATTCAGCGCGGCATAGCTCGACTGCGCGCCCTCGTACACCAACGCGGAGCCGGTGTAGGTCATGCCGTTGGCGAAGTAGCTGTCTCCGATGAGTGCCAGGCCTGAAGGATTTATGGCAAGCGCGGTCGGCGTGAAATTGCCGGTCCCATCGGCCCGCACCAGCGCCGTGCTGGTGCTGTTCCACTGAGCACTATTGGCAAGTCCACCTGCAACAGAAGAATTAATAATAACTGACATTATACCCCCATCAGCACTGTTACAGTTGCCCCTGTACCAGAAACAGCAGTCACATTAGCTCTGACGTATTTCCAAGGAGCATCGGTAGTAGTGAAACCATCTGAATTAGAAGTAGTGCCACTTAAGGTAATTGTTCCAGCCACTGTTGACAATGCATATAAAGCATCATTTGACACTTCAATGGTAACTGTGGCGGTAACTGCACCAGTTCCAACAACAACTGCTTGAAAAGTAGCATGAGGACTGTCTTTGTACAGCCAGTTGCCTGCGCCTGTGACAGTTACTCCTGTGCCAAGGAGTTCAAAAGTTCTCCCAGACTTCAGCCAAACATTTGAGCTTGCCATATTTCTCCCAAAGAAATGTTAATAGTTTCACCAACTACCCATTATTATTATTATTAAGCAGTTGCGCCGTTGAACACGATGAAGTTAATAACACCCGCACCAGTATCAGCCGTAGCCGCATTCAAGTTGGTGAGGGTAATAGAAAAGCTACCAGCAGCAACAGCGGACACAACAGCCACAGAAGTCGCAGCAGTAGAACCACTTGCCAGGGCAATAACTGGTACACTGTTAGCAGTGACAAAGCGATTGGTAACAACAAAAGTTGCTTCAGCGCCAGCGGCAAGGGAAGTAGCGTCCGTGGTAATTTGACCACTAGAGGCATGAATTGTAACACCAGTCGAACGGTTGGTGAGCTGAGTAACAGCGGGGGTTGAACCCTTACCAACACCGATAGGACCAGCAAAAGCAGTACGAGCCATGATTATTCCTTTAGTTTATATACAACAAAACACACCGTCTGTATATCGTCTGTCTAGTCAGTCTGTGTGTTTAAATTTACTAGAAAAAAAGGGGGAACCCTTTTACCTGTTCCCCCACATCTCATTAAGCGCCTGGGGAACCGAACAGACCACGGGGGTCAGTCATACCAAAGGAATAACGAGCAGTTGCCTTGAACCGAGCATTCTCGGTGTCAAAGTCATTGTCCATTTCAAAAGCGTCAGCACGACGCTCAAAATGCTTCATACCATGAGGCACATCCGTGCGGATGAACCAAGCATCAGTATCAGGCCCAAGGTAGTGGTTAACAACAACTTCAGGAATCATGCCCATAGACTTGATTGCGTTGAGGGTGTTATCAGCACTGTACACTTGACCGTCCGTACCAAGAATGCGCTTGGCTTCAAACATCAGTTGACGGGGGATGATCAGAGTCTTTGGCTTTGCAGCAATCAGAAGACCACGGTCATTTGTAAAGCCAGCAATGTCAATACACGCTTGTTCCAGAGCAGCCTCAGAGAGGTCAGCAGCCGTAGCAAGAATGTTAGACCACGTACCACCAGCAAAGTTGGGGTGATCGTTAACAAGAATAGCCTTACCGTCACCGTAGGTGTAGCTGGTATTGAATGCACGGTTGTACACGTTTGCAGCAATCACTTCCTTGGTCTGACGCATTGAGTAGGCAAGACCTTGAGCCTTACGCTGACCAACTACGTCATACTGGTCATCGTCCATGATTTCACGGGTAATGACAAAACCCAGAGCATACACCACATGTGAGTAGCGGGTAATGAACGCTTGACGTTCACTATCGTACAGAATGGGAGCGCCTTCAGGCTTGACAGCCGCAAGACCAAACGAACTAATACCAACGTCCTCTTCAAAAGCCTTTGAGGACTTGTAGGTATCAAAAAGCTTATTGTACTGGGTTGAGTATTCACCATAAGACTTACCATACCACGCATTGATGCCGGGCCAGAGTGCCTTTGCGAATGAACCGCTGTTAATAACTGACATACATTACTCCTTAGACGCCAGCAAGACCAGCAGCACCATACTGATGCGTATTGATACGCACGAGAATTTCTGCGGGACGGCTTGTGGAAGTCTCATCATTATCGGGACTAGCTGTAACACCAACGATGTTCAGCGGGATGGTGGAAGTGACGGCAACAGTGGAACTGTCTACCGACATACCGGAAGCATAAGCACCAGAAGTACCAGCAGTGCCCAGGTTAATGGAAACATTCAGGCCAACTGAAGCGGCAGCAACAACACCACCAACACCGTCTTGAGGACCAGCAAAGATAAGATCAGGAGCATCAGCTACTAGCGCCACTCGACGAGTCGAGGCAGCACGATAGTTGGGAGCATTGAGGTTGGAATAATCAACTTCAAAGCCAACAATAACACCAACGATAGGGACAGCGGTGCCAGAGCCAATACGCTCAACTGCGGCGTAAACCCCGAAGCCAGCGGTATCAACCAGAGCAGCGTCTGTCGAAAGTTGCACAAAGTCGCCAACGTTAGTGGCTTGGGCATCAGATGCCGAAATCATGTAACGATTGAGCTGACCATTATAGGGAGCACCAGAAAGATGCTTGACAGGGCGGAACCCTGCGAGAACACTTGCCATTAGATTTCTCCAAGTGGGCTCCCCTCAAAAATTACCGATTAATTTCAAGTTTTCCGTAATCGTTTTGAGAGAGAGCTTGTTGTTTCATAGTTTTTTCAGTCTCCGCAATCTGCTTGGCTTTTTCAGCTTGATCTTCAGCATACCATTCCGAGGGAATACGCATGACAAAAGCTTTCATACCAGACTTATCGACAGAGGCTTGAGCTTTAGAGCCTAAAGCCGTAGAACCAGCAACTCGACGTTCGCCAACAGACACATCTGCGGCATCGACCAGTTCCCATCCACGTTCTTTAAAGCTTTCAACGCGGTCTCCCACGTCATTCACAAATCGGTATTCATATCCACTCTCCTTGTTAGAAAGAGAGAGTACATTACGACCATTTACTGGTGGGCGCTTCGCCCGCCCGCTACGGGCAACAGGAGTTTTTTCAGCCATGTTATTGTCCTTTAAGTCTCTTCAGTTCTGCGCGGTATGCCGCTTCAGTCATCGCTCCACTACGGACGAAGGTCTTCATAATACGCTCCTCTTCAGGGCTAAGAATATCATCCTTAGCTACGGAAGCGTTCTTACGGCTTGGGGATTCAACAGCCCCAGGTCTATTTTGGTTGGGGTTCGTAAACTTGTTAGGGAATTCCTTCTTCACTTCTCGGGCCACTGCTGCCAGTACCTCGGAAGGAGACATCCCTTGCTTAGCAAAGTCAATGCCAATAGCATCAGCAAAGCGAGTCAAGTTGTGATCACGACCATACCAACCATTTTGTTCTTGCCATTGGACAAAGCGAGGATCAACTTCAGCAGCTTGAGGGATGTTGACGTTTTGCACGTCACGATCAAACTCAACCTTCTGCTGTTCTACTTCCTCAATCTTTTCTTCGTAGGCAATTGCTCGTTCAGTTTCACCCTCGACCATAGCTTGTCGGCGGGCATCTTTTAGAGTCTTTAGAGCACGCTGGTACTCTGATTCTTTGACTTTAGTATGATGAGTTTTGAGTGCTTCAAAAGCTTGGACAACCTTTTTGATTTCCTTGTTTTGATGCTCAATTTTTTCAAAGAGTGGCTTGCGCCTTACATATTCTTTGGCGTCAATAAAATCTTCTTCTGGACCGTCCCATTCTTCTTTAGGACGCCAGCCCATTTCCAGGGCTTTAGCTTCGTAAGGAGCAGGCTGGGGCTTTTCAGCTACTTGCTCGCCAGGAACAATTTCTACATTTTCATCAGACATCTACTGTCTCCTTACTCAACACAACAAGAATGTCATCGTCGTTTAAAACGTAAACCTCCTCCTGTGTGAAAGGGTTTACCACAAACTTACCAGCGTTCTTGACATAAGCAACAATCTCACCTTCCTTGAAGGGGGCTGCGCCGTCATAAGCGTCTGGACCAATTTGATACACCGTACCAACATCAACAGAAGCTTTAGCACGTTTGTTCTCTTCCATTTCAGGGAGAGCAAATCCAAGGGCCTTAGCTTTCTTACGAGTGTCATCCCACTCATCAATGTCGAACGGTTTTACCGACACAAAATGTCGGAGTGTTTTAAACATCTTTGGACTCCTCTAAGTCAATTAACTCCATGTTAACAATATCGTTAACAGCTTTGATATAACCCACATACTCTCGATCTTGCAGAGGATTGAATCCAGCTTCTACTGAGAGAATATGGGTCAATCCACCTGCTCGTTCTTTAAGAGCGTGCATTATTTCTTTGGTGCAGGCCGAGCTTTTCCAGTCGAGCCACTCTTGCTTTGTGCTGATGATGTTTCCTTCATCTGTTGAAGTTTCTGTTTGTGCGTTTGTTCATTCTGAACAATTTTCTGCACACCCTCTACCGAGAAGATGCGTTGCTTATGCACCGCTTCTGCTGCTGATATTTGGTTCATTTCAGACTTGTGCTGCATTTCCATCTGATGCTCTTGCGCCTTCATAGCCATTTGTACTTGTTGGCTACGTGCTTCAAGTTCCATCTTCTGTTGCTGGGCTTGTCCCTGCATCGCAAGTTTCTGTTGTTCCATTTGGCCCTTCATCTGCATTTCTTGCAGCTTGGGGTCAGGCGGAGGTTGGAACTGTCCTGATTCCTGAATCTGTTTGTTGAATAGCTTCTGCCAATTTGGCTGTTCCTGTGCTTCTAGCACACGACTCACTACTTCAACAGGATCAAGAATACCGATGGGAAGAAGTTCCAGAAGACCCTGTGCCTTCATAAGCTTCTCAGTTTGCGACATGGCATTAGGATCAGCCTGAGGACAAACGTCGTAACCTTCATCATTAAAATCATCTGGTCCAATAGTGTCATCCAGGATGGCAATGTATTGGTCAGGATTTAGGTAAGTCTCATTCAGCTCAAAGAGCTTGTGAAATTCGCTACTCAGGGAACGATAAATACGCTTGTATACAGCAGTAAATACCTTCATACCCTGTTCGATTGTAGCCATTGTGGTAGTGGCGGGAGTATTTTGTCCAGGCATCTTACCCACAAAAATCTCCGCAACACTTGCCAGTTCCTTACCGGAAGTGATGAGCGTTCCCATCAATTGGAACAACACAGCGCTGGGCTCCTTCGTGGGGAGGGGTAGCACTTGTTTCTTAAGATCATCTGCCGTGGTGTTGATGGTTTTCCATTCACCCGGCTTGAAAGAATGTTCACCCATCTTCAGCTTAAGACCCTTACCCAAGAACCCACTCTGTAGGTTGTTCAGGTGACCAGCGTCTAGGAGTTGGTTGATGAGCGTGTTGACGCTTTCATTGAGAGGACCAAGCAACACACCAAAACCAATGTCATAGAAACTACCGTCAGCATTCGGAATAAATCCAAACTTGGTGTAATAATGAATCGGTTCAATAGCGGCAATGTCGCCTTTGTCATTTAAGATGAGTCCGTCTAGTTCAAAGCGAGCAGAGATGCGTAGCACCTCTTTAGTGTAACGGTCAAACGTCACCACATAGGGTTCCGAATAACCATCGTCGTCTAGGTCATAATAGCAATGCTGCTCGATAATTTGATAAGGAGTAGTCTCATCGTTACGACTGTCAGCAGGCTTGCCGCCATCGTCATATACGTGAGGATCACCCAACTCAACATCACGAAACACACCAGCAAGCTGACGACTTTTTAGGGTACGCTTGCTTAAATAAAGAATCTCCGAAATACGTTCAGCCTCTTCTAGACACGTTGCCCAGTTGTTAACAACAAGGTTCTGTGCAAGAACAAGACGTGAACACGGTTTCTTCTTTACTGTGTCAAAGTAGGTTTTCTTAAACAGAGTACCTACAATGGGTAACATGATGAGAAGCTTGTCCATATCTTCTTCCCAACTGTCCATCTCTTCCAAGATTTGATAGGACATGTAGAGAGAAATGCGTTCAGCTTTCTTAGCCTTTTCGCCGTCACGGTCCTTACCCACTACTGTTGCCTTGACAATTTTATTGCCAGCAGGCACAAGAGCAGGATAAGCGCGTGCATTAAACTGCATAGCAGCCGTAGACAGGAGGGGATATTTAACATTACTAGCCCCCGGCCAAGGATAGGTCTTTTGTTCTACCGTTTGTAGGGCAAGCTTGGTCCATTCCTTAGAAGCTTTTTCCCAATCCTTACGGGATTCAAGGTCATATTCAAATCCAGCAGATGCTTGATCGGCAATTTTCTGGAGAGTGTCCTTATCAAGACCTTCAGCCATGTTCTTTGCTTCGATTTTCGCACGGAGCTGGTTCATCTGAGCTTCATTCTCAGTAGCCTGTTGTGGCTGAGCGTCCATCGGCATCTCCATAAGATTTTTCCAATTCCTCGTAGTATTCTTCTGTTTTACGTTCGTTCTCAGTGGGGGCTTCAATGAGTTCCAGCAGCATGAGACCTAAGTAGGCAAAAGCATCCACTTGGTCATCATGTTTACCGCGTGGAAATTGTAGGCATTCGTCCTGGAAGGTCTGAAACCACTCAGAACGGTCATCGAATTTCACTCCTCGTGCGCGCATACGAGCTTGAATGCTCCGAGCGCGTGCAATTTTGTCCTTACCACCGTGTTTTAGCTTGACCAAGTTCAGGAAAACGTTCTTTGCCACCATTTCTTCGTTCAAGAATGGTCCAATGGACTTACTTACCTGAGTATCTTCAATACCAATGGCCTGTGGCTTGTAGCGTTGTTGTAAAAACATCAACGTTTCCACAATTTCACGTGCATCTATACGCTCTCTTACAACGTCGATGACGTGCAAGATGCGGTTTTCGTCCATGCCAGCAATAAGGAAGACGCTATAGTCAGCCTTTTCGTGTTCTGTAATGGCTAAGTCAACCGTAATGTAGTAGTGTAGCTCTTTTTTCTTGTCTTCTTCCGTGCGAGGCATGAAATCATGTCGCTTGAAGTAGGCAGTGGTCTCGTCAAGAGGGGTATTAAGGTATTCCTGGCTATAGGCATCTGGGATACCTTGTAGCAAATAGTCCCTATACTTCTCTGTGAAATAGTCCATGTCATAGCGTTCAGGCCAAAGAATTTGTGAGAAGTCTGGGTTGTGTGCTCGATAGCGAACACTCTTCCAGGGAGTTCTGACATTTGTCCAGGTCTTTAAATCGGTATGTAGCAGGAGCTTGTTCTTATTGCCAAGGAGCTGATTTTCAGGCATCAACCTCTCTAGGAGGCTGTCCATGTGCAAAATCGTTCCTACGACCCGTATAACCCCGTTGCTGGACAAGCTAGGAAGCAAAGCACTATAGAACCAACGCCGCATCTTCTCACGACGTTCCTTGTTCAACACCAGTTCATCATTCTCACAGTCATCACAGATGATGATGTCAGGACGACTACCATTCCACAAGAGACCCCGTAACTTTTGTTCGGCACCCTTGGCAATGACTCGAAACCTGTGACCATCCTCAAAGACAACGATGATGTCAGTTTCAGTGTCTTTTTCAAACATCACCTTACCTTGATCATCTCTCTTTAAGCTGAACAGTTCAATGAGTTCCTGATTGTCCTGTAGCTGTTGTTTGAAAGTTCCTAAGAATAGGCTGCTCTGACTTTCAGTGTCAGACACAAGCAGCATGAACTTTCGTTCTCTAAACAAAAGGGTAGTGAGACCATACCCAAGCGTAACACCTGACGTCTTAGCATGTGCCCGTGGGGCTGCAATGGCAACCTTTGGAGCATTGCTGCAACAGAGTTCCCAGCATTCTTCGTGGAACGCTGGGCTACTTGTGGCTTGGTCAAAGCTACTAGAAAGAAGCGATCCTACAATACCCTTGACCACTTCTTTTGTTACCTTCACTTTGAAGTTCCTTGTTTCTTATCAAAGCTTCTCATGGCGCCTAGGCCGAGAAGACCAAATAATATTTGCATAGTGATGGTAGTGTCAATGACAGGAAACACACCTGTGTAACCAAATCCTACCGCACTTATAAACCGAGCAAAAGGCTCCACGATTGCGCTATATGCCAACCCAGCCGCCCCAACCCAACCACAAGCAGGGCGCCAGCCAGAGACGAAAAAATTAGCTGACTTTGCTTCTTCAACGTTGATGTCAATTTGTCCCTTTGCTAAATCTGTTTCAGCAGCAAGAATGGCAAGTTCACCATTTTGCTGTAGCTTGAATAATTCAATTTTAGCTTCCTGAGCTTTTTGTGGATCAGGAAAGAGCTTATCAATAAGCTTACCACCAAAATCAAAAAGGCTTCCAAGGCCAGTAAGATCGAAAGCCATTACTTTTTCTTTCGTTCACGTTTGGAAGTTTGACTCTTTAGTCCAGAGGAGCTAGTTCGAGCAAAGCTTCGGTTTGTTCCGGCTGGTACCACTCGTAGGTTACTAGCGCTGTTGGAACCGCCTTTAGAGAGAGGTTTCTTATGGTCAACATCGGTGCCATCACCCACTCTTGCCTTACCGCTCTTGAGGGCAGACTGGCGAGCTTCATTATTTTTGACTCGCTTGGCAGTGGCTTCAGGTGAAGCATTGTACACTCTTTGTTGGCTGTAGTCTCGTTTTCCATTCTTCATCCGTGGCATTACGGCTTCTCCATATAAATGACGTCGGTAACTTCTACAGTGGGCTTAGGCTTGTCAAGAGCTTTCTCAGCGAGAGCAGCAAAACGAGCAGCAAGGTCAGCAAGCTTGTCATCATTGCTCTTGGTCTCTACACGCTCCTCAGTGGCCTTATCCAGCACTTCCTTGCGATCAATCATGTCGATGGCAATGCGATGGACATCTTTAGCAGGAAGAGGCTTACGAATAAGCTCACCCTTCTTCTGGTCATAGATGTAGTCACCGTTGTCCAACCTATCAGTAAGGAGGTCCATAGACTTTTCTACAATGCGTTTGGTACGAGCAGAAAGTTCTAGCTTCTCTTCCTTCTTGATGTCAGTGACCAGGCTCTTCCACCATTCACTATGCTTCCAGGAACATAGCGTGGTGTAGGCAATACCGGTGGCAGCAGCCGTAAGACGCAAATTGCCCCCAAGGGCAAGATAGGTCTGAATGGTGTCAATCTTTGTACTGTCGCTACGCATCTTGTATTTACGCTGATGCTTCTTGCGCTCCTCAATGAGCGCCTTCTTGTCAATGGCAGCAAGCGAGATGGCTTTCTTGGCTTCACTGTCTGTCAATAGTCTAATACGACCCAAAATGTTCTCCTTTGAGACAAAATTAATTTATTTTCGCATTATACACGAAAAGTGCTTGACAAATCAATGTTTATGGTGTATAATTCTTTTTTATCTTTAAAAATGGAGCTTTTATGACACGTCAAGTCAAAACACGTGACCTTCAGATTGTGGAAATGTCTAAACTTGGTTACACCTTAGCAGAGATTGCTAGAGCACTTTCCCTATCTAGGGAGCGTATTCGTCAGATTGTAAACGCAGTAGACCCAACACTTACCCGTGAGTTTAGAGGTGTGGCTATCCACACCAAACTAAAGAATGATGCTGATACCATTCGTCAAATGGTTACTGCTCAAAAGAAGTGGGGCTTTATCCCACGCGGACAACGTACTGAACTAGAGCAGCGACAGTTTGAGTTTTTCCTCAGTTTCCTCAGTTTCCTCAGTTTCCTCAACTTCCTCAACTTCCTCAACTTCATCATTTTCTGATGTGCGACGTTTCCTATT